GTGTGACAAGAGACACTCTCGGAATGGTTAACGACCAATCCGGCAATACGTATAGAGAACTTATACAGTTTCCTAACGGAAAGACAATTATCCCAAAAGGACGAAATGTAATGTTGCCAATGCCTAAAGGAACGAAAGTACTTCCGGCTGGAAAGACAAAAGAACTCATGAATATGAATGGAATCCAGCACTTCAAGAATGGGGCTGGTTCGTTCAATGTATTTGAATACCTTGGACATCCTACGAAACTTATGCAGTATGCAGTGAATCAATTCGTATCTTTCAAGGGTGCGATTGAACCTGGATTATCTATGGCGAAAGGTGCTGTTAATACTGTATTTGGCTCAGCTGTAAACTCGATAAAAGGAGTATTGCAAAGTTTTGAACAGTCACTTCAAAACGTAGCTGGTTCCGGTGTTGAGAGATGGAGAAATCTTGCAAAAACAGCACTGATTATAACAAGACAGTACACTCCGTCAAACTTAACTGCTTTGCTCAAGCAGATGCAACATGAGTCTGGTGGAAATCCTAGAGCAATCAACCTTTGGGATAGTAACGCAAAAGCCGGTATTCCATCGAAAGGACTTATGCAGGTAATAGACCCGACATTCCGTGCGTATGCATTATCTCCATACAATAAAAATATTTATGACCCGCTATCGAATATGATAGCAGCTATTAGATATACAGTATCGAGATACGGAAGTTTACATGCTGGATGGACGGCTAGAGGTTATAAGGGCTATGAGAATGGCGGGATGCCAAAGCGAGGAGAAATTTACCTTGCAAACGAAAATGGATTTGGTTCCGAATACATTGGCCGCATGGGTAACAATCATGTTGTTGCAAATAATCAGCAGATTGTAGATGGAATCAAAGCAGGAGTAATTGATGCAATGATGGAAGTTTATATTGCTACACAAGGCTCTAGTGCCAATGATAACAGTAAAATTCCATACATTATCAATGCGGTTCTCAAGACAGAAGATAATGAAGTCTTGGCGAGAGCTGTTGAAAAAGGACAGGCAAGTAGGGACAGCAGATTCAATCCGAGCCCTGCTTATTAGGAGGTAGGATATGCCAAATAACACAAACATGCTTGTTGTGGACGGGGTAAAAATAAAATCCCCGTCCTCTTTAATTTGGGGAAAGCAAGATATTTCCGCTCCTAGTGCTGGGCGTACAGACGATACGATAATGCACAAAGACAAGGTGGGAGATAAGAGAACGCTTGATCTTTCTTGGAGTGGAACTACACCGGAACAAACAAGTGCGATATTAAAAGCATTTTCTCCAGAATACGTGCAAGTTACTTATTGGGACGCAGAAGAAGGAAAAAAAGAAACAAAAACATTTTATACCGGAGATAAAAAAGCACCGGTAAAAACATGGACAGTAAACCAGAAGAGATACGAAAGTGTCTCTTTTAATATTATAGAGAGGTAAGTCAATGAGAAATATTTCATCGGTATTCAAAGAACAACTGAATAATGATAATAGACGATACCTAGAATGGCTGGATATTACGTTGAAAGATGGAACAGTTCTGAATCTGCAAGAGGATAGTGTCTGGAATTATGGCATTAAGTTTGAGGATTCTGTGTCAGATGAATCCGAGTTCAAAATAGGTTCTGCAATTGTAAATAAAGCTACAGTAACTATCAATAATATTTACGATGATTTTGGCCAATACGATTTTGAGGGAGCCGAAATTGTAATATATGTTGGACTTAGAATATCTCCGTCTGGCATGTTTTCGGCAATTGATATGCCTTGGAAAGATATTGACGGCAATTCTATTTTAGATACAGAAGGAAATGAAATCTATATCAAATACGATGATGCTATTATTGAAAGGATTCGGCTTTGCACCATGACAGTTGTAGAAGCACCTTATCAGAACAGCTCGCTTATAACATTAACTTGTCAAGACAATATGATGAAATTCGACAGAGATTATTCTGAAAGCAAATTAGAATATCCTGCATCAAGAAATAAGATTATTCGAGATGCTTGTTTGGTTTGTGGAGTGCCTTTGCAGACAGTAGTTTTTGATAATGACGATTATATAGTTGAAGCAAGACCAGATGATGAAAAACTTACATTTAGACAATTGATAGCGTGGGTAGCTCAAATTGGTGGACAGTGGTGTAAATGTGATGCTTACGGAAGATTGTGTATTGGTTGGTATGACCTTAAATCTTACGAAAGTGATGTGCTGCCAGATGGCAAATACATTTCTGTTAATTCGTATGATACGTTGTCTGTGAACAATGAAGATGTTGTCATTACTGGAATTAGAGTTGTGGAATACATTAAAGACATTGCTTCCGGTACCGCGATTGCATCGCATCTGTACGGAAGCGAGGGCTATGTTATTGAAATTAAAGACAACAAGCTTATCACAGGTGGGAAATGCAACGAAATCGCTAAGATGATTGGTGAACGCATTGTTGGTATGCGTTTTAGACCATTTACGGCATCTATTACAAATACTCCAGCAATTGAAGCAGGAGATATATGTCTCATTACTGATAGAAAAGGAAATTCGTATAAGAGCATTATTACAACATCTACATTTCAAGTTGGTAATAAGCAGTCTGTCGGATGTGGTGCAAAAAGTGCTGCCAGAAATAGTGCGAAACAATATAGTCTACATGCGCAAGCTGTTGTTGAAAACAGGAAGAACCTTCAAAAAGAGCGTACAGAGCGTGAAAAAGCACTTGAGAATCTATCGAAAAAGATTAGTGAATCTTCTGGATTGTATACAACAGTTGTTCAAAACGATGGCGGTGGAAACACGTATTATCTGCACAACAAAATAAATCTTGAAAGCTCTGATATTGTCTGGAAAATGACTGCGGAGGCATGGGGCGTGTCTACGGATGGTGGAGAAACATGGAATGGTGGAATGACAGTGGACGGAGATACAGTTGTTCGTATTCTTGATGCTGTTGGAGTTAGAGCTAATTGGATTCAGACTGGTGAATTTAAAGTTGTAGATACAGACGAAAACGAAGTTTTTTACGTTAATTGCGATACTGGAATTGTACGAATAAAAGCACAACAGTTTTCTGTAATAGGGAAGAGTGTCGAGGACATAACAGAAGCAGAAGTGAATAAATTCATTAATGGATTATATAAAGCAGATATTGAAGCACTGAAAAAAGATATAGACAGTAAAGTAGAAACATGGTTCCAATCAACGGATCCAGCCCTTAATTGGACAGGAAAAACAGAACAGATACTTTGCGATATAGACGGAAATCCAATTTTGGATATAGATGGAAGTCCAATTATCGTTGTTGTGGAGAGTGAAAAGCTAACGCATGATGGTGACTTGTGGAAAAATTCCAATACTGGTGACGAGTATATTTATCGAAATGGTAATTGGGAACTTATGCCAGTTCCGGATATAGTGTTTGATACAATTGACGGAAAATCGGCTATCTATACTGTGCAACCAAAACCGCCGTATAACGTGGGAGATTTATATTTTACAGGGAAAGAAATTCTGGTATGTAAAAGCGGTAGAGAAAATGGCGAGTATTCAGAGAGTGATTGGGAAAAGAAAGACTACTATACTGATGATAGTGCGCTTAATAATTTCATTACTGGTGATTATTTAGAAAATCTTGATAGCACCAACACAAGATTAACTAGAGCTGAAACGTCCATTTCAAACAATTCTAACGAAATTAGTCTTAAAGCATCCACAGAATCTTTAACTGAATTAGCAAATAAAGCAAACCAAACCGATAAAGCCTTATCAGACGCTCAAATGCTAATACGAAAAAATATGGATGCAATTGCTACATTGACTTCACGTGATTTCAAAGTCGAATTTACAACAATCATCGAACAGATTGAAAAAGTAAATGGTGATTTGACGGCTTATAAGAATGAAGTCGGTAACTGGATGAGATTTGATGCCGACGGAAATCTGGTGTTAGGTGCAACCCGTGTTCCAGGGCAGGATGCTTATGAATTGAAGCTGAAAAAGAACAGGATTAGTTTCATGGTGAATGACGAGGAAGGTGCTTATATAAGCAACAACCAATTATATATCTTGAATGCAGTTGTAGTTCTGAATCTTAGAATAGGATATTTCGAATTTGTTACGCATGGAATTGGTAATCTAGGATTAGTTCTGCGATAAAAAGGGGGCGAGAATATATGGCTGGAACAGGTAGAATATATGTTACTGATGTACGAGCAGTTGGTGACGTTAAACTCACACATCAATATGATGTAGATATTCGTTTTGATATTGCATTTGATTGGGGTGGACATAACTACAATGGCGCAGCGTTCTCGATGTCATGTGACGGGCAAGGAAGGTCTGGATCTTCCACTTTTGCAATAGGTAGTGGTGGTGGTTCATGGGTATGGGGAAATATCGGTGGAACGCAAACTTTCCGTATTACAATGCCCAATAGTGGACAAGCCAAGACAATTGGGTTCAGTGCCTCCATTAACACTGGTGTTAATCCACCAACAATTTCCGCAAGTGGTTCACATCAATTGAGTGCGGTAACGTGGCAACATACAGTATCTTATAATGCAAACGGGGGGTCAGGTGCTCCGGGGAATCAAACGAAAACATACGGATCTACACTTACTCTAAGTAGTCAGAAACCTACAAGAGAAGGATATACTTTTCAAGGATGGTCAAGTTCTAGCACTGGTTCAGTTGATTATTCATCTGGTGGTAGATACGAAGCAGATGATAATATTACATTATATGCTGTATGGAAAATCAATACTTTTGCAGTATCATACGACGCAAATGGGGGTTCTGGGGCACCTAAAAATCAAGTCAAGACATACGGACAAGCATTAACACTTAGTAGCACCATCCCGGCTAGAGCGAATTACAATTTTAAAGGTTGGGCGACATCAAAAGATGCGAAAGTTCCTGAATATCAATCAGGTGGCTCATATATCGGCAATTCCTCTATTACGTTATATGCTGTATGGGAACTTGCATATTGGATACCGAGGCTATCAAACGTTTCAATTAACCGATGCAACCCAGATGGTAGTGCAAACGAATATGGCGAGTATGCTACAGTATCTTTTGATTGGGAATGCTGTCAAATTATTGGTGCTAATCCAGTAAAAACAATTGCTGTTAGTTACGCTCAAAATGGAACGAGTTCTTTTACAGATAGTAAAATTGTAGCGTCTGGAAATAGTGGTAAGGTCAGCATCGTTATCGGAGATGGCACATTATCTATTGATGATGAATATGTAATCCGAATAACAGTAACTGACTCAAAAGGTGGAAGTAACAGTAATGATGGCATTTTAAACAAATCTGCATTTATAATTGATTTTCTACGT